TTTAATATTGTCTTTAGTAGATTAGGAATACTATCATTAACTTTAGATAATTTTTCGAATGTATCTTGACTCATAGCATCTCCAAGTTCAGATAGTCTATTAATAATAAAACTATCATGAATCCCCTTTGCTTTCTTAAAAGCATTAGTATCCTTAACCTTATTTGTACTATTAAATATGTCTGGTTTAACAGTATCAACTACATCTTTAAATGCCGTCAATAAAGACCACACTTTTTTATCTTCAGTTCCTGCATCTTTTAATAATTCATCAAATTTATCATTGATAGCCCCCGCTGATTTAACTTCATACTTGTCAGACCTCTTTAAATATTTAGCAACACCCGTCTCCCCTCCCTCTTTAATAAACTCCTTAAAATATTTATTAACATCCGATTGAACTAAAAAACTTCTATTTAATGATTGCACGGCACGGTCTATTGTATTTAATTCAGCAATCGGTACATCACTTTTTTTATCAATATGAAATATCATACTATGTAATTCTTGTAATTTAGTTAAAAAATCAGATGAACCTGTATCAGAACCATTTAATTTATTTTCTCTGATTGTAGTTGGTACTTTCTCCATTTCTCTTAATTCCATTTGTTTGAATCGATACGCTATATCGAATATACTGTTCCCACCGTTATCATTAACAGAAAAATAACTCATTTTATATAATATAAATTAGATATTAATTTTTATTAATTCACAAATAATCTCATCATTCTTTAATCTTGGATTCTGCTTTTTTATTTGTTTGAACCAATTAATATATTGTTTATTATCCATACCCAACATAAAATTAATAATTCGAGATGCTACATGCCTGCCGCATGTATTTACATCATTAGTATCACTTTGAAATTCATATTTATTAATTATTAGTTTATCAGTTGGTTTAATTGATTTCAATATATGACCCATATCTTTATTATAATCATTGCCTAAATATTCATTCATTTTTTTAGTTATAAATTTTATGATGGTTTTCGGTTCATCACCATATGAATCAAAAAACTCAAATACATTATTATTTCTCAAAAGCAATTGCCAATGACCTGTATTAACACCTTCAGTTTCAGTTAATATTACAACAAAATCTATTTTTTTAGGAAGCAAATCATAGATTGATTCATAGTTTTCTAAATCTGCAAATTTAACTATTTTAACATTATGAATTAATTTATCTAAATCGTGATTGGTTATGAAATAATTAATATCATTCTTATATTTTGATTTTCCCAGTTGAGTTTTAGTAATTGACATTATATTATATTAGATTATTTTTTTTAATTTAATTATTTTTAGTCCCAAATATCCCAATTCTCGCCGTTCTAGAAGAAAGTATTCCATGATATGAATTTGAAAATAGTTTGCTCTGGAGAGGCTGAAATTGGGATATTTGGGACATAAATATTTATTAAATAAATAATATCTAATTTATATTATATAATAAAATGAGTTTCGAATATGAATATTATTCACTATTAATTAACAACACAGATGTAGAGACATCAGATTTTCAACTACATGAACCACCATTAAAATTCAACGAAGTGAGAGATAGTCCAATTTTAACTAATACTCAAGATTATGAAATAGCAATTGAAAATTTCAAGGTAGATACTAAAACACTACCATCATTTATTCCAACCATTAGACAAAATGAAACATCATCAACGATTTACAAAGTATGTATTGAATATTTAGAACCAGTTTCAGGGGTAAGATATTTAGGAACTCAAAATGTAATATTTGAACCTCAAGATAAAACTAAATCAGTTCCTCCATTATTACAAACTGGTTATCCTAATTATGGAACAGGATATTATAATATTTATAATTATGAATGGTTTATTGTATTATTAAATAAAGCGTTGCGTTTAGCACAAGTAGATTTAATTGCAGTTCTAAATGCTAATAATATACCATCAGCATTTATCAATCATGACTATGTACCTTTTTTTATATTTGATAAAGTTTCAGGAATTATTAGTTTATCTGCACCAAAAGATTATTATTTAAATACAGCAACTGATTATTTAAGAATTGCATTAAATAAACCATTATATCGTTTGATTAATTCTTTACCATTCACAATTCAACAAGCAAACTATCAAATTGATGGTTCAATACTTACTCAAGAATTATTCACAATTAATATGTCTAATTTTGGATTACAAAATACAGAGTCTATAGATAACCCCCCACTAGAGAATGGTGAATTAAGTGCAAATCAAAATGTGGATTATATTACAGTATATCAAGATTATTCAACATTAGATACTTGGACTCCTGTTGATTCTATCGTAATAACATCATCAACTTTACCAATTAAATCAAGTATGAGAAGTGCAAATCACACCTATATCAACGGGGTAGAAACAACCGCTGGTTCTGTAGAACAAACTGAATTTGAAGTGACGGATTTTAAAGCAGGGTCGTATAATAACGGAATTATTTATCAACCTAGTGAAAAAAGATGGATTAATATGTTGCAACGGTCTGAATTAAGAAGAATTAACATAGAAGTATTTTGGAGAAATAAATTAGACAACGGGTTAGTACCATTATCTATCAATTCAGGTGGAAGTTTTAGTTTAAAAATTGTATTTAGAAAATTAAAAGTTTAGGTTTTTTATAAAAAACCCTATATGCCCGATGGGCTATAAAAAATAAAATAATTAAGAATAGTTTAAAAATAAATATCTAAGTTTAATTATATAATATAATGTCTAACGAAGTAAAAACTTATCTTGTTAATGATGAACGCTTAAATGTCGAATCCCAAGTAGAGATGGCGGTCAAGTCGGGTCCTCAATCTAGCATTACTCAAAAATATAAACAATCTAGCAATTCCAGTTCCTCTATTATGTTTAATATTAATGTACCATCAGAAAATACTTTAGTTTCTCGCAAACTTGAAATTGATGCAACTATGAATTTTTATGCAACTGCACCAGCGGGGGGCTGGAATGGTGTTAATTTGCAAATAGCCCCTTCTGCATTCCCAATCAACACCGCCATAAGCAGTGCATCGATGACCATCAATAACTGCAGCGTGAGTGTTGCTTCTCAAGATGTTCTCGAACGGGTGCTTAAACAATATAGCCCAGAATTCCTTGCAAAAAATTGCAGCACTACCGCTTATCTACCAGATCAATATTTTGGTACAACTCACGAAGCATTTATAGATGCAAATTCCGTATATTCTGCATCTTCTGTTGGCGGTGCTAAAGCAGCAGGAAAAGATGGTTTAGTTGGTCGCTCAGGTTCAAGATTTGCCTTTTTCCATGCTACTGCTGCAGCACCTGCCGTTCTAACTCCCTTAACCGAAGGGACAACAGGGGTAATCGCAGCAGGAGATTTCCTAGTTATGAAAATATATTCTCGTGAGCCTATTGTTGGTATGCCTGGGCTTGAGATGACTGAAACAGGTTCATTCGTCGGCGTCAATAATATTGAATTAAATCTACAATTAAATGATGGATCAAGATGCACATGCTCGAAAGTCGTAGGCACTGCAAATTTTACTTTTCTAGCGGGGCTACCATCTGCAACTGGAAAAATATTCGAAGATGATGCTTCAGTTGTAATGAAATATTTTAGTCTTCCACCAAGTGAATATTCTAAAATGAATACCAAAAATGTTGTCTCATATAATGAATTTGTATCTTATAAAACTGTGTCTTCTTCAACTATCGGACAAATTAATGCATTCCCTGCACAACTCACATCTAATAATACCCAACTTCGTCAAATCCCTGATAAAATTATGGTTGTTGTTGAACCAAGTTATTCAAGCAGAAACAGACAATTTTCTAACAACTTGTCATTTCCAATCAGTTCTATTAATGTAACCCTCAATAACCGTGCAAATTTATTGAGTGAATTAAATATTGTAGATTTATATGAGATGTCGAAACGAAACGGAAGCAAACAGGCATTTTCTGAATTTATCGGAGAATTAACACTTTTCAAAGGAGAAAAAATAAATGGTGCTGGTCCTGTAATTATCATCGACCCAGTTCGGGATCTACAATTAGACTCGTATCTATCAAGCGGATCTGTTGGGGCATTTAATTTACAAATTACTGTTAATTACAACAGTCC